CAGCACAGCGCACAGCTCAGCACAGCCCAGGATAAAAGCCCAAACCCTGCACAGAATCCAAGCACAGCAGCGCGAACAGCTGCACAGACCAGCACACAGCTAAGGCCAGAAGCACAGGCAAACTCATAAAAAACATAGGGGACCCCCTGAAAAATAGTGGCTTCCCGTATATGAAATAAAAATTGTATAGCATAGCGTAACCCAATGGTTCTATATATCTAACAAAAATTTTTTTAATATTTTTTTTTTCGTCTACGACGATTGTATTAATAATAGTAAAAACAGCGTAATAATAGAGGTTATGAGACAACAGTTATCGCCACAAGCAAGAAGAGACAAAGCGGCAAGAGATAAAGCCTATGCGATGTCACCTGCTAGAAAAGCGAAGAAAGCTCATGCACAGAGAGAACGTAGAAAGAATCCTTCTGAGGCAGTGGGTCAAGACTATGATCATAAAAGACAGAAGTTTGTTTCTGTAAAATCAAACAGAGGAAACGAAGGTGAAGGCACTCGAAAAGAGAGTGGAGCAAACTATAACACAGATTAACATGGGAAGAATAAGTTCATACGGAACAACAACTGATATAAAAGGTACAGATAAGTTATTAGCTACAGATCCTACGGCTAATAATAGTACTAAGAATATTACTGTTGATCAATTGAGTGCTTACACAAAAGAAACGATTATACCGGGTACAGCATTGGGACCAGTTGGCGTAAAGCTTAGATGGAGCGCAGGTGCTGGTATAGGATGGTCGTACGTATCGCAAAGAAGCTTCAGTAACCAAGGTAATCCTATAGATCCTGTTAACGTTCCTTTATTGCACATGGAATTTGAAAATCTAGTATTGGAAGACGGTGTGACTTATGAAGTTGTTTTAGAAAGATTCACTAAAGGAAGAAAAAGAGGTGGAGAAAATGCTGGATATAAAAAATCAGGCATGAAGATAGAGCAGTCTATTTATACGGAACCCCCTTATAATGTAAGACCTGTTTCTTTACCTATAATCACTCCAGGAGGAGCGCTTTATGATTTCAAATTTGATTATTATTTTAAATTACAATTTCCTCAGCGTTCTGGTGGTAGACTTTATACATCCCATCAACCTGAGAGTACAAAACAAGCAATAGGTTTTAGAATTAAAACAACTGATAGTAATGGAGTGGTGAAACTCTCACCTACTCTTAGAAAAATAAATTTAACAGGAGGTCTCAGCGGTGACGGAAATAACGGCATTGGATTCTCCGAATTATAAATAAAACAATAGGGCTACTTAACGCCACCCCCAGCACCCAAACTTGCACTTCTTCAGTTCACTGTTCTTGAGGGTGCCTTCGTCCACTGGCGATAGAGGACTTAGTTCACTAGCAATAGAGTTCTTCGTCCACTAACAATAGAGTTCTTAGGTCCTTGAGGTCTCTTTACGAAGAAATCTGCTAACCACTTGGGGACGGTTAATGCTCACCTCTAATGAGGTGGGTTTATGACGGCCCTAGTCATAATGGAAACACATGGACTTTAACGAGTGCCATGTGTTTTTATTTTAATATACGAGTAAAATAAGTAATAATAATGTTATAAACCAAAAACCAATAAATAAATAAAATGGGATATATTAGATTTAACATAGATGGGTCAGGATCTATACCTGCTCAGCAGCAGATAATAGACACTAATAGCTACTTTACTATTAGGAAAGGAATAGGATCACTAGCAGACGGGAATATTGATTTCATTACAGGAATTATAGATACCGATGAAGTGTCGAATCCAGAAGGGGAGCTAACAGTAATTAGATTAACAGGCTCAGGCTTCACAGATGCTACTATTGAAAAATTCAATAACGCTACGATAACTGCTCAAGGCAATTTTGCTTCAAGTGTAAAAGATGTAGTTGCTACTGACGGAGAAGTATTCTTATCCGTGAAAGCTTTAATACTAGCTAACTAAAAAAAAATCCCGCTGCCTCGGTAAATGGCAAATTAAATATAATCGAATTAAATTAAATACATGGTAACAAACAATCCAAGTGAAATAGTGAAGACGCTAACTTTTGGCGAACCTGCTAGAAATGAAATAATGCAAGGCGTTGATAAATTAGCAAGCGCAGTGAAGTCCACTTTAGGCGCTTCTGGAAAATGCGTAATATACGAAGATGCCTTAGGAAAACCGGTAATTACAAAAGATGGTGTAACCGTTGCGGAAAGCGTAGTCTTATTACATCCGGTTGAAAACATAGGAGCGACCTTAATAAAGGAAGCTGCTAGCAATACAGTAAGAGAAGCTGGGGATGGTACAACAACAGCTACCGTACTAGCTGACTCTTTATTGAAAATAGCGAATAAGAGTTTAGATGAAGGAGAAGTTAGAGATATTAAAAGCGGCATTATTAGCGGCGCTAACAAAGTTAAAATACATCTTGACAAGTCCAGTATTCCAGTTGAGGGTGAAATGTTGCGAAATGTTGCTACAATCAGTTGTAACAACGACAGCGAGCTTGGGCAAAAAATTGGAGAAGCTTACGAACAAGTTGGGAGCAATGGAGTTGTATTAATGGAAGAGTCTGAAACGAATGAAACTTATGTAGAACTCGTTGAAGGTGTCCAATTTGATTCAAAATTAAAATCAATTCATTTAGCAACAGACAAAGATAAACGTACGGCTGTTTTAGACAATCCTTACGTACTTATTGTGTCTTCTCCTATTCCTAATATAAGAAGAATACAAAACGTCTTAGAACACGTTATAAAGACTAAAAGAAGTTTACTTATAGTCGCAGAAGTAGAAGCACAACCTTTAGCTACTTTAGTATCAAACAAAGTAAAAGGTAATATTAAGATAAACATTGTAGATACTCCTGGTTTTGGACCAACAAGACAAGACACTATAGAGGATTTAGCTATATTAACAAATGCTACTATAATAGACGAATCATTGGGAGATGATTTAGATTTAATAGATCCTAACGTATTAGGTGAAGCAGTTAAAGCTGTTACAGACGAAAAGGGTACAGTATTACAGGTTGAAGCAGAAAGCGATACATTAAGAGACAGGATTTCTTTTGTTGAAGATAAAATAGTAGACGAGACCAATCCTTTCTTTAGAAAAAAATTAGAGCAAAGGCTTTCGATGTTAACTGGTAAAGTTGGGATCATAAGAGTTGGAGCTGATTCTAAAGTAGAATTAAAAGAAAAGAAGGATAGAGTTGAAGATGCCATTCACGCAACAAAAGCTGCTTATAAGGAAGGTATTGTAGCAGGTGGCGGAATCGCGTTACTTAATGCTTCTCAAAAAATAAAGCCAACTAATAAGGGAGAAGAAATATTGCTAGAAGCAATCAAAGCACCTTATTATACTATATTAGACAATGCTGGTATGGTAGAGATAAAAACGCTTACTACTAAAAATAGAGGTATTGACGTTAAAAGCGGCAAAGAGGTTAATATGATTAAAGCAGGGATTATAGATCCGGTTTTGGTTACAAAATCGGCGCTAAAAAATGCGGTAAGTGTTGTAACAACAATAATATCTGCAGACTGTGTAATTAGTAATAAAAGATTAGCGTAATGAAAGCAATTAATTATTACTTAATAGTAGAGAAAATAAAAGAAGCCCCGAAGAAAGTAGGTGGCTTAGAGTTAACGGAAAAGCAAAACAAAGATATTAGATACTTAAAAGCTAAAGTTATTAGCGTAGGAGATCAAGTACCTTTGGTGGCTGAAGGCGATATAGTATGGTATGATAAACATGCCGGTCACGGTATAGAGTGGGATGAGAAGTTCTACTTAGTATTAAAAGCTCCTGATGTAGTTATTATAGAATGATATTTACTAGTCAGGATTTAAGAGATATGAATTTGTTTAAGTATTACAGGCTTGTCAGAAGATGGGCTTGTAAGACTTACGAGCTTACAGATGCTGATTTGGAATTACTCATATATCTGGATTGCAAAAAAATTTTTACCAGGAATGATTTTATTAATGGCACCTATACTTATAGTTGGGATAAAAACAGATGGGAAAGATTAAGGAGAGACGGTTGGATCAATGTATTTAAGGAAAGGAATAGGACCTCATCTAAATACGCAGCTTATAAAGTTTCGCCAAAGTGCAGTTTGTTAATAATGAGGATATACCGTATACTGCTAGGGCAAGAGGATTTACCTATTTCGCGTAACAGTAAATTTTACAAAAACAAAACATATACTGATAAAGTTTACAATAAAGCTATTGACGATATGATAAACGATAACGAGAGATAATGGGATTTAAACTAAAAGAATTTTCAGACATTGTTGGTATAGACAAAGAGACTTCAACCTATAATACACCTGTTTTTAAGAAAACATTAGAGGGAGGTATATTAGCGGAAGCAAATAATGATGGTACTATATTTATAGACAAATCATTGAAAGGTAAAGCTAAGCAGGACGCTATAGCTCACGAGAAAGTTCATTTAGACCAAATGGCCCAAGGTAAATTACAGTATGATAACAATACAGTAACATGGAAAAAAGACACTAAGTCTCCCGCTAGAGTATACAGGAGAGATACAATGAACGAAGGGGCTCAAGAGTTGCCTTGGGAAAAAGAAGCATACAAAAATTCATAACATGACATACAAAGCAAAATCAATAACAAGTAAAGCATCGAGCGCTTGCAAAATCAACATGGATCTCGTAGCGGGGGTCGAAAAGATTGGAGAAGTTAAAAAGGCTGATTCCGATGATTTTTTACAGGGATTTAGTAAAGAAGAAGAAGAAAAAAAATTAGAAGAATAAAAAGCATAAACCATGAGCAAACCTATAACTAGTAGAGTTAAAAGATCACCTCTTTTTAAGTACAACGCACCCCTTAAGCAAACTAACCCCTTAGGCAAGTCTGTAAAAGTTGGTGGCAGTGAAGAAGGGAAGGATGAAATAATTAAAGAAAAGAAAAAATCATCTTATGATGGCAAAAAAATGTCAGACAAAGAATGGGCTGCGCTTACTCCAGAAAAAAGAAGAAAACTTAACGCTGCCGCGGGAGCAAATAAAAAAGGAGAAATAATTACCGAGGTCGAAAAAACAGTAAAAGGTGATGATTTAGATTATGATACAACCTTAATGCAATCTAATGAAGGTAGAATATTGGAACCATGGGAGCAAAGTAGATTATCTCGAACTACGAAAGGTGTAAACAGGGATGTTCGTAGGTCTAAAATTAAACTTGGGAAAGCCAAAAGAAAGTTAGCGAAAATGGAAAAAAGAGGTAAAACCTCTGGAAGTAGATACGAAAGGTTAAAAGCTAAAGAAGAAGAAAATACAAGTGAATTAAAAGCTTTTAAAAGTGCAGCCGCTAATACTCAATTAGCAATGGAATCAGGACGTAAACAAGGTGAGACATATAGAAAAGCTGATACAGAAGTAACGCAGGGTCAAAGAACACCGGATCAACAACTTTCTGATGCAAAGCGAGCAGCTAAAAAAGCAGCTAAAAAAGAAGCTAAAGATAAAGCAGCTAAAGCTCAAGGAGTCACTAAGGATGAAGGGGGACAAGGGATTAATGAAACTTCAGGAAGTCAAGGCGTAAATGTGGGTGATACGGCTTCTATTAATTTAGATGGTGTTTTTGGACAAGGTTTAGACTTATACCAAACTTCAAATTATACACCACTTGCAATGACTAAAAAAGGATACAATATGAAAGCTAAATCCCCGGCAACTAAATCTGCTTCAGGTAAATTTAAGAGCGCTTTAAAGAAAGGGTATTTTAAAAGTAAATAAGCATGGCTATAAAAAAACCAAAAACAGTTGCTTACATTAAAGAAGCTGCTTACGAAAAATCTAATCGCAAAATGCGGTCTAAGTATACTAAAGAAACAGGTAAAACTTTAGGTAAAAGGCACCTTACAGGAACCAGCCCTAGGAGAGTTTCATTTGCTTGCAGGTTTGCAGGTATGGCTGGAGCTATGAAAGATGCAAAAGGTGAACCAACCAGAAAAGCTATGGCTTTGAAAAAATGGGGTTTTGGTAGCGTAGGAGCTGCAAGTAACTTTTGTAAAAAACACAAAAAAAGCTAAAACTATGGAATCAAAAGGACTAGGAGATTCGATAGAGAAGTTTACTAAAGCAACCGGTATAAAAAAACTAGCAGATAAAATACCTGGAGGGTGTGGCTGCGGAAAAAGAAAAGAAACATTAAATAAATTATTTCCATATAAAAACAAGTAAAATGGCAAACACACCTATTACAGCAAAAATTAAACGTACCACACGAGGAGGTATGGTACAGCAACCATTATTAAACATGGGTGCGCCCGTAAAAATGAAAATGTCTTCACCGGCTAAGCAAACTAGCGGTGAGCTAAAGCCAGGGGAAGGGGTTTTAAAAAACAAAGAAAAAAGCACAGCAGGCAACTTTGAACCAGCAGGAAAACAAGGAAACTTTGTACCTTGGGCTTTTAGACAAGACGCTTTATTAGCAGGCATGGGATCTAAGTCTGGTGTAAAGGGAAAAATGGGTTCTGATACTCGTAAAGCAGAATACGATAAAAGAAACTGGGCATACGATGAAACAATATCTAAAGCTTCAGTTGAAAAAGCAAAACCCAAGGTTAAAGCTACTAAAACTAAAGAAACAAATACAACAGTAAAAGGTAATACAAGTCCTAAAAGCGTTAAGATTGAAACTAAACTTAGTGTTGCAAAACCTTCTAAAAAAACTGAAAAAGCAAAACCTTCTAAAAAAACAGCAAGAGCTAACAAAGTAAGAGCGAAAGGAGAAGCTGCTTTAGCATCCGGTAACCTTTCAAAAGCAAGAAGATTAAAGCGTAGAGAAGAAAGAATTAAGAAAAGAGCTGCTAAAAAAGCATCCAAATAATGAAAAAGATATGGGAATGGCTATCAGGTGGCGTTATCAAAGAAGTTGGTAATGTCATCGATAAGCTTACAACTACCAAGGAAGAAAAACTTGAGGCACAGAGGCTTATAACGGAAATATTAGAAAAAGCGGATAAAGAAGCTCAAGAGCAAGTTACTGCAAGGTGGGAATCAGATATGAAGTCTGACTCTTATTTATCTAAGAATATACGTCCAGCTGTTCTTATATATTTGACATTTATATTTACAGTATGTGCATTCTTTGATGGGAACATTGGGGAGTTTGAAATAGCTGAAGAATATATACCAATATTCCAAACATTATTAGTGACTGTTTATGGAGCTTATTTTGTTGGTAGGTCTTGGGAAAAAGCAAAATCAATACAATCTAAATAATTGCAATTTAGGCGTAATTATTGATTATATAGAACAAAAAAAACAATTAAATTTAATTAAATGAAAAAATTAGAGAAAACGGAGTTAGAAGGACTACAAAGTATTATACAGAAGATTAATCATCTTCAAATGCAAATAGGTAGTATAGAAGCTCAAAAGCACGAGTTACTACATGCTATTACAGATACATCGACAGAATTCCAAGTTAAGCAATCTTTATTAAAGAAAAAGTACGGTAAGGTAGACATAGATATTACCACAGGGGAAATAAAAGAGCAGAATGAACTTATTAAGAAAGATTAGCATAGGGAAAGACTATAAGAATGATGCCATGCACTATGCTGTTGGACAGGAAGTGTATGGTGGTCATACTATAGTTAATATTATAGAAGAGAAAGACAAGTACTCTATCTATATACAAAAAGGGAATGATGTGTTACCTTGGAAGGATTTTAATAAAAACATGGCAATAGCTATTGAGTATAATATAGATTACTAAATGAGAGCTATTTTTGAATTTATTGTAAAACCTAAAAACGGTAGAACTAATAATGAAAAAACAATTGGCGATTCAAAGCTTATATTAAACACAGAACTACAAGATCACAATTTCGTGAGTAGAGAAGGTGTAGTTATAGCGGTACCACTAGGTATCGAAACAAGCGTAAAAGTAGGTGATGAAATTATTGTACATCATAATGTTTTTAGAAGGTATAGAGATATACGAGGTAAAGAAAAAAATAGTAAAAGCTATTTTGAAAATGATACTTTTTTTGTAAGTGTTGATCAGGTTTACGCTTATAAAAGAGCAAACAAATGGAAAGCTTGCGAAGGTTTTAATTTTGTAAAACCTCTACAAGAAGATAAAATGTTTTCTGCTAGTTTTGAAAAACCATTAATAGGTATTATGAAAACAAAAGATCCAGATCTTAAGGGTATTGAAGAACAGGACTTAATAGGTTTTAAACCTAGTAGCGAATATGAGTTTATAATAGACGGACAAAAATTATATAGAGTACCCACTAATCAAATCACAATTAAATATGAACGTCAAGGAAACGAAAAAGAATATAATCCAAGCTGGGCAAAAAGCGGTTGAAGAACTCATTAAAGTAGCGCATGAAGCTATAGTTGATTCCGGCGATGATATTACTGCAGATAGATTAAAAAACGCAGCAGCAACTAAAAAGTTAGCAATATTTGATGCTTTCGAAATATTGAATAGGATACAGGAGGAGCAGAACTTATTAGACAATAAACCAAAAGAAGAAACTAAGAAACAGGTTTTTAAAGGGTTTGCAGAAAAAAGATCTAGGTAATGTATAAACAAAATTTATACAGTATAATTACACCTGTAAAGCAAAACACTATAGTTAGATTCAATAAATCTAAGAAGTGGAAATACGGTTACAATAAAGAACATGATATTGTTGTAATAAGTAAGACTGGGCAGATAGGTGATATATATGATATCCAAGGGTTGAAAATAGCTTTACCTAAAGCTCCTGCTAAATTAAGTAGGTCAAATAACAAATGGGCAGTAGAGGAGTATCCTAAAGAATTAAAACAAATACAAAGCGTTTTTGACTGGAGAGACTATCCAGAAGCTTTTCAAACAAAATGGGAACCATATATAGATGAGCAGTTTAAACGCAGAGACGAAGGTCATTGGTTCAATAATAACGGTTTAGCTACTTATATTACTGGTACTCATTTTATGTATCTACAGTGGTCTAAAATTGATGTAGGGTTTCCAGATTTTAGAGAAGCTAATAGATTATTTTTTATTTTCTGGGAGGCATGCAAAGCAGATACAAGAGCTTATGGAATGTGTTACCTAAAAAACCGTAGATCAGGGTTTTCTTTTATGTCTTCATCTGAAACGGTTAACCTTGCCACTATATCCTCGGATTCACGATTTGGTATATTATCTAAGTCAGGGTCGGATGCTAAAAAAATGTTTACAGACAAAGTAGTACCGATTTCGGTAAACTATCCGTTTTTTTTCAAACCAATACAAGATGGTATGGATAGGCCAAAAACAGAGCTTGCATACCGAATACCTGCTTCTAGGCTTACTAGAAAATCTATAAAAAGCAAACAAGATAAAGAATTATTAGCAGGGCTTGATACTACGATTGACTGGAAAAACACTGGAGATAACTCTTATGATGGTGAAAAACTTAAGTTACTTGTTCATGATGAATCAGGTAAATGGGACAAACCAGATAATATTTTAAATAACTGGAGGGTTACAAAAACAACATTAAGACTAGGTAGTAGAATTATAGGAAAATGTATGATGGGTTCAACCTCAAATGCTTTAGACAAAGGAGGGGAAAACTTTAAAAAACTATATAATGATTCAAATGTTTCAAAAAGAAATAGAAATGGACAAACAAAGTCAGGACTCTATTCTTTGTTCATACCTATGGAGTGGAACTATGAAGGATTCATTGATTCTTTTGGCATGCCTGTCTTCGACAAACCATCAGAAGATTGCGTCGGACCTCACGGGGATCAGATTGATCAAGGTGTAATAGAGCATTGGAATAATGAAGTAGAGGGTTTAAAAGGTGATCAAGATGCGCTTAATGAATTCTATAGACAATTTCCTAGAACAGAAGAGCACGCGTTTAGAGATGAAACGAAGAACAGTATATTTAATTTAGCTAAGATATACGAGCAGCTAGATTACAACGAAGATCTTAGTAATTCTAATGTGGTTACCACAGGTAGTTTTAGCTGGGAAAACGGAATAAAAGACTCTAGAGTTAGGTTTACACCTAATCCAAATGGAAGATTCAAGATATCTTGGGTGCCTGGAGTTGCTTTACAGAATAAACAAGTAATTAAAAATAATATAAAAAGCCCAGGTAACGAGCACATGGGAGCGTTTGGTTGTGATAGTTACGATATATCAGGGACTACTGATGGAAGAGGATCTAAAGGAGCTTTACATGGTTTAACTAAATTTAGTTTAGAAGATCATCCTCCTAACACTTTTTTCTTAGAATATGTAGCTAAGCCGCCAACAGCTGAGATGTTTTTTGAAGATGTGCTTATGGCTTGCGTTTTTTACGGCATGCCTTTATTATGTGAAAATAATAAACCAAGGTTGCTTTACTACTTTAAAAGAAGAGGCTATAGAGGATACTCGATGAATAGACCTGATAAGTTATGGAATAAGTTATCCGTAGCGGAAAAAGAGATAGGTGGAATACCAAACTCTAGTGAAGACATAAAGCAGGCTCACGCAGCAGCAATAGAATCTTACATAGATCAGTACGTAGGTTTTAAAGGTGACGGGCAGTATGGTACAATGTACTTCACCGAAACTTTAAATGATTGGGCAAAGTTTGACGTAAATAAAAGAACAAAGTTTGATGCGTCTATAAGTTCAGGTCTTGCTATCATGGCTTGCAATAGAAACTTATATCGCCCAATACCTCAACAAGAGAAAAGAAAATTAAATTTAAGAATGTCTAAATACACCAATTCAGGTGCGTTTTCCAAAATAATAGAAAAATAAAAATATGGCTGAGTCAGTTATAACAAGTTATTTTCCGAGCCAAATAGCAAGCGACGAAGAAAAGATATCCCTAGATTATGGAACATCTATCGGTAGAGCTATAGAGAACGAGTGGTTCAATACAGATAGCGGCATAGGTAGGTTTAAAAGTAATCAAACAACTTTTCATAATCTTAGATTATATGCTAGAGGTGAGCAGGGAATACAGAAGTATAAAGATGAGTTATCTATTAACGGTGATTTATCTTATTTAAACCTAGATTGGAAACCTGTTCCAGTGATTCCTAAATTTGTAGATATAGTAGTAAATGGAATGTCGGAAAGAACTTTTGATATAAAAGCCTACTCTCAAGA